TCCAGATTCAACTCTAATATCAGCATTACCTCTCAGATCTGCACCTTTAAATGTTTGAACATCAAAAGTACCTTCAATACCCACAATTTTAATTGTTCGAGGCTCATCCCAATACATCTTAACATAGTTAAGAGATTGTCCTGCAACTTTTTCGATAGCCTCTTCAATTGAAGTATAGTGATTGGCAATAAGACTTTCATCTTGTTCTTGCAAAAAGCTAATAGCAGTAGCAGCTGTTACTCCCGGAGGAGTACTGCCATTACTAACTTCATGCTGCCCACTTAAATCTGAAATATCTGTATATAAACGGTCAATCTCTTGTGTAACATAACTAGGAATATTCTGTAAAGGCAGCGGCTGTGGCGGATCAAATCCAAGAGCATATTGAATAACTTGACCTGGTTCGGTTGTAATAGCTCTAGGTTCAACAGCACCTTTTTGAGCCACTAACTGTGGCTTACTCATTCTATTCTTTGATTCAATTAATTGACTACGTGATCGATTAAGTTCCTTTTGTAACGGGATCAAGTCTTCAATAATAGATGCAGTATAAAATTTTCCTGTAGGAATAGAATCTAGTTTAGCAATAGGATACTGCCCATGATCGTAAGGCCAGCTATCCATACCTTGTACTAATTTATTAGCAGCAACAGTAAACATACCACCATTAGGTAATTCAGGAAGATAACCTGGCTTAACCCAAATTTCAAGAATAATAGATTGATCTTTTTTACTGTTATTGCGACTAACACCCATTACAGTCTGCAAACCTTCATCTACAGACTCTAATTTATTACTATCTCCATCAATTCCTAAATTCTGTCTAATCCACGAATTATTTCTAACTTGTGCATGAATAATATAAGGTTGATCTTCAATCTCAGAACACATTAAATCTGGAACAAAAATGTGAAAAGGAGTCACACTATGAATGCAGATATCTCCAGGCATATCTGAATCTGGATCAATCTTGGTAGAATCCCAGTATGTTTTAATAAATCCCGTACCTGCTACTGCTTGCCAAAAAACCGCATCTCTTAGTGTTTTATTAAATTTCAATCTTCGCCACAGGGAATCCCAAATCTGCTCTCCTGCTTGCGCAGCAAATACATCGGCATCTTCGGTTGAAGAGGGCACTACAAATGCATTGGGCTTCTGAGCTGTCAAACGAGCAATTTCTTTACGGATGGTTCGACGAATTTGATTGATTACAATTCTAACCTTATAGTAGGGAGCATTGGGAACATAAAGATCAAAAGGTCCTCCACTTTGAGTCTGTCTAAATTGCACATACTGATTACCAGACAAGAAAGCATAATTTAAATACCATTGCCGTTCCTGCATGGTTCTATCATTTTGACACTGATGAAACCATTGCATCCCGATAGCAGCTAATCTTTCACGCTGCTTATCCGCATCTCTACTTTCTTCTGTAAAGAACCCTGTACTAGTCAAACCCATAGGATTGTCAGGATATGTCATTGTAACCCTGCACTAAAACCAAAATCAGTCATAGAATACTGTTTAATCTCTTCATCAGTCAATACGCGTATATGATTAGGATTAGTATCTAATTTTTCAAGTCGTTCAGCTTCCGTTTCATCATCCCGAGAAATATACTCAGAATCAGGAATCGGATTCGAGGAGGCTTGCAAGGCTAGGAAGGTTTTCAGATCCGGAGCTTGAAGTCGGTTTAGTAGCTCGCTGATGTGTTTTTGTTGCTTCTCTGTTAACTCTAGTAGATCCTTCGTCATTGGGTTTTGTCGTGTCAGTGCCCACATCAGCGCTAGCACTAACGCCAGAATTACTCCTAAGAGAATATAAATTAGCATAATACTTTTCAAACTCCTCAAAGAGTCTTACCGTATTGTTGTGTAAATCTACCCCCTGCTCTCGCAGAATTTGAATTGAGATAATATCAGCTAGCGCATTCTGTAATTTGGTCTGTAATTCTTCAAATAATCCCATATTAAGAGCAATATCTTTTAAGCAAATGCCACAAATAAAAACGATTCCATACCAATCAACTTCTAAACCAAAATCAATATACTTTCGTCCATCATTCTTAGCTGATCCGCAGTTGGCGCATTTCCCAGGCTTTAAATCTGGAACAGCTAAAATGCGATATTTACTCATTCGTAACATCTCCAAATAATCAGGATCATACTCCGTTGGCAATCTGCCATACTTCTGGACAAACATGTCAAAGATACTAGTATCTTTCACGGAATTTCTCCAAAAGCTAAATCTGATCTATTTGATTGATAAAATCCTGCATCCACTTCCCAAGGGAAGTCTTTTCTATTAATTAATGTCTGACTTATACCCTGGGTGATTCCCTTATCTTCGGGACCCAGATAAGGCATTAAATTAAAGAAATAACCACATCCATCCATAGCATGGTCATTCTTCTTATTAGGTTCTTCTCTAACATTATTTCGATCAGCAATTTTTGGTGAATTGTAGATTTTAAAAGCATAACCTTTAGCTTCTTTAATAGTGTTGATACAATCCTCAGTTATATGCCACATATCATATTTTAAGTATTCATTCATTTTATTAATACGAGCAGTGACATCCTTCTTACCTTGCATAAGAGGAATGCCTAAACGTCTATACTCAGATAGAGCAGAAGTCCCGGTAATAGCATTTTTCTGACTCATTGAAGGATCACCAATATAAAGCTGTGGCTCTCTTCCAATCTCTGCATTAATCTGCTTGATTCTATTTACATGTTGACTAATAACCCATTTGTTTTTATAGTGTTCTCTAAAAGTAACTACTTGTTTCTTAGGTGACACTGCATGCCAATTAATAGCGGTAGGAGCATTATATCCGTGATCAATAGACACATAAATAGTCCATGATTCTGGAATAAGATTACCTCTAGCAATAACGTGTCTTTTAATATCAAATTCCTTGAGTACCAATCCGCCTTTGGGTACAAAAATACCTTGACGACGGACTTTCTTTTCATCCTCGTCAAGGTCATCATCAAGTAACTCAAGAGCTATTTTATTCAGATGTGGATTATCTTTAATGTCAACTTCGAACATGTCAACATTCTTTGCTGCTGTTGCAATATACCTATCAAAAATCCAATCTTGACCTTCAACAGGAGTCATGGTCATGTACCAAACACCGTTGTAGTCAATTAGGCGCAAACGGCATTCATTAAAGATTGCTTGGGGAGGCTCCTCGTCAAACCAGCACCAGTGTAATGGAACACCTGCAAAAGACTCAACTTCTTGTTGATGCGTCTTTAGTTCAATTGTAGAACCATTACGTAATGTTACTAACTTATCATTTCTGCTATAGCTATCTTCCCAAGATCCGTTCTTTAGTTCACTTGGAGGAATCCACTGCTTTAGTAAAGGAATAATAATCTGGTTAATACCAGCTTCTCTATCAACAGTTACAATTCTACCTCTAGTAGGAACTTCATGTGTGTTTAAAAACGGATGTCTACCTGTAGCTCTCCAAACGCTTTCTACTGTACCGGCAACAGATTTCCCAGAACGGTTACCACCTCTAAGAATTCTGCCAACCTTAGTAGTTTTGTGAAAACTTTCATGTACGGAAGAATTAGGAATGTAACTAAGTACGTTGGGCTTCTTAGCAGCCACAGAGAGGGAACTTGCTAGTTGCTCAAGAAAATCATTCATTACTAAGTACCAAGACCTAGCGCTCTCAGTGCATCAATAACAGATTGCATTTGAGCTTGAGAATAAGTAGCATTAGCAGTTGTAGGAAAGGCAGGATTAATACCCTTTCCTATCTTCTTAGAATTTTTTCCATTATGATTATGATCGCCCGGACTACTCTGATTATGCTGAATACCCAATGTGTGATGTTGAGAAGTGACTGCACCATCAACATCAGAATTTGAATGAAATTTATTAACTTCAGCTGAAGAAGGTGTCGGCTGAGTCATTTAAGGAACTCTCTGTACTCGTGCATTCCAAGAAACGCCATCATTAATTGCCCATGTAATGTATCCTGCGCTTCTTAATTCTCTGTTAGCTGAGCCTGAATTCATCCGAATCCCAAACTGTAGTTTATTTAATCCACGTAAATGAACAGTAAGAGGTAGCCTGCCTGCGTTTGAATCTGCATCAAATGTAGTTCCAGTATCTACGATAGGAGA